GTTTCCCAGTCACGATCGTCAAGTACAATCCCTACAGAAAGTGATGTGGATCGTCAGATTCTAACTATTCCCGCATTCTCAGTTGTTAAATCCTGTGACATCACTGTCCTTGAGACAGTTTCAGGTGGTACTGATTTCGATGTAGGTTTGACTGAACCTGATGGTACTGCTATCGACCCTAACGGCCTAGCTGATAACGTAGTAATCACTGCTGTTGGTGCCTACGTTGCTGGTGCTGGTGCCTTGATTGGCGCAAGTACTGGCTCAGAAGATGCTCAGGTCACTGTGGCCAACAACGGCAGAACTGCTGGTGTAGTACGCATCAAAATCAAGTACATCCGTTACAACGATTAAGGATAGGGGCTTCGGCCCCTCCTTCTAAGGGGGAGAAATGAAGCTAACTTTACTTAAAGTTGTACAGTCGTACTTGAACCGTACTGACGGTTTTTATGTAAACAGTATCTTCGAGACTGATGAATCTTTACAAGTAGCTGAGATAGCACAAGAAGTGTTCTACGATATGTACGAGATGTACAGGAACAGTTCCTTTACTTTGAAGTTACGAAAGCTTGATGCAGTTTCAGATACAAGTAAACCTAATTACCTCAGGATGCCTGATAACATGCAAAGAATTCAGGAGTCCAGAGTGTATTACGATGTGCGTGATCTGAGTAATTCAGAGACACAGAACTACAGGGAGCTAACGTATTTAACTCCTGTTGAGTTCCTAGATAACGCACAAAAAACTTTAAAAACTACAACAACTAACTTTATCGAGATCACTGATTTCAATGGTACTCGTTTTCCTGTTCAGACAAATAAGGCTCCGCAGTTCTATACTAGCTTTGACGATGAGTACTTAGTATTTGACTCTCTGAACAAAGATGACGACAGTACACTTCAGTCCAGTAAGTCCAGAGTTCACTCTTCTGAGGAGCCTGTGTTCTTGCTACAGGATGATTACATAATTGAAATCCCTGATCACTTAACCAGCTTGTATCGTGACCTAGTACTCGTAGAGACGTACAGTGCTCTCAGACAAGAGCCAGCTCCTATTGAAGTACAACGTAGGGCACGTACAGGAAGAATTAGAATGCAGCAAGATCAGAACCGTATAGGCAATGCAGGTAGGGTTCTGATTAATTATGCGAGGAGACCAAATGGCGTATCAATTAGGAACCAGCGACAACGGGAAAATTATTGAGGCGTACATGCAGCCTAAACGTAGTCTGTACAGAATCAGATTCGTGGGTGGTGGCAGTATTCCGAAAGTACTAGCAGGCGAGTACACAAATGTAGGTGCTGCTCAGAAAGACGTTGACGTGTACCTAGAAACTAAGAGATTGCAGAAACTGGGCAAGGCTTCAAAAGTGAGTGAATAGTGGCTAGAGTTAGTGGGTCAAAAGATTACATAAGTATGGCATTAGGGCTAATCACAGAGGCTAGCCCTTTAGCTGCTCCTGAGGGAAGTACCTTCGATGAACAGAACTTTGTTCTGGATATGAATCAAGGCATACGTAAACGCAGAAAAGGGTACGCTAACCCTGTTTCTGATTTCAGTAAAACAGTGCCGGGGTCAACAGCTTCCAGAGTTCTTGATACTGTGTACTGGAGACAGGAGAATATTTATGTAGCTGTTTTGACCTTTGAAGGGACTCAAGAGACTTGGTTGCGATTTCACAGTAACGATGCAAGTTTCACTTTCTTGGATGAATTCAGAATAGCTTTCCAGACTACAGTTTCAGTGTTCGTCTCTGAAGTAAGAGGCGGTCTTGTACTCACAGGAAACGGAACAGTGAGTCCTCTTGAGCCTTTGTTCATTGAGAGGCTGAGTACCGGTACAGGAAATATCTACGGAGTGGATTTATTTATTCGGGACTTTGAGTTGCTAGAAGATAGTCTAAGTGTCAGTGAAAGACCCAGTACTTTATCAGATGAACACAGATACAATCTCTTGAATGCGGGTTGGTACGCAGAGAGGAGATTAGAGAGTTCAGGAAGTCTAGGAGACCCGATAGCCGATTTCTTCAGTGAGACAGGAGAATACCCTAGTAATGCTGATGTGGCCCAGTTAGGGCTTAAAACGGACTCAGACGGAAATGAGGAGTTCTCTCCTGACACCCTAGTGGAGATATCTGTAGGTAACTCAGAGGCCAGTAGAGGCCATTACGTGTACGATATCGAGGACTTCGAGAGGAACGACAGACTTACTGATCCTACAGAGGACGGCACAGTTGACAGTTCCCTAACTTTACTTGGAACGGTGACTCTGTAATGGCAGTTCAAAATCCTGATTTAAACAGACCTATCTGTAACACATCTGCCTTTGGTAGGGTGTTCTACGGAGTGGATAACTTCGTGTATTACTCACAGACTCTGGTAGTTCCTAGAGCTGTAGGGAACTGTTATCAAATCAACGATCCCACTTCAGATGTTAATCCAGACCTTCTGGCTACAGACGGAGGCAGGATTGAAATAGATGAGGCTACAGGGATCCTTGCCCTGTTCCCGTTCCGTTTAGGTATTCTAGTATTCGCTCAGACGGGTATTTGGTACATTTACGGACCTGATGGTGGATTCAGTGCTAATAACTTCAATGTGAGTAAAATCAGTGAAAGGGTTCTGAACTCTGCCTTGAGTATTGTACAGTCAGAAGGTATTGTGTTCTTTTTAGCGGACTCTGGTATTATGCAGGTTCTAGCTAACGAGTTCGATAACTTAACTGTAGAGGATATCTCTGAAACAAGTATCAGGTCTTGGTACTTATCGAATTTAGTCGATACTGGAGCTATAGCTGAGTACAGGGATAGAGAGAAACAGATCATTTGGACGAGTACAACTTCTGATATCCAGTTAGTGTTCGATGTACGTGTTCCTGCTTTCTATCCTCAGAGAAATGCTAATTCAAGCAGACAGCTTGTACGGGGTGTGAACACAGGCCAAGACTTCGTGTTCAGTAATTACCAGACTAGTGGTACTACGTGTTCGTATAACTTTGCTAGGGATAACAGCTCGGACTTCAAGGACTTCGGTACTGATCAAGTAGCGTACTTAGTCTCAGCTTATGAGACCCTTGGTAAGTTCTCCCACAAGAAAGCTATTACGTACTGTACAGTGTTTTTTAATAGGACAGAGTCCCAAATAACTTCAGTGGATACTAACGGGGATTTTGTTTACGACTCTCCCAGTAGCTGCCTGTTTCAATCAAGATGGGATTTCGACGATTCGAATGCTTACGGTAAGTGGACAGGTTTAACCACGAATGAGTCAGGCTCAGGTAAGAAAATGCAACTGTACGATCCTATGCGTAGAGGATTCATCCCTGATGTAATCCCTTGGACTATGGATACAGGTGAGTCCGTAATCCGCAGAAAGATTAAAATCCGAGGGAACGGAGACGCTGTTCAATTCAGATTCGAAGCTCAACCTGAGAACGATATGCAATTACTCGGATACAGTGTTAACTTCACTATGAGAGGTAAACAATGATTACACTCTGGGAAAACGATAACGTTAATCTGAGACTGGACTTAGATAACGAGTTACCTCTTCTCCATTTCAACATCAATAAGTGGTCCGTTCAGATCTATAAGGATTTACTTGATAAGTGGACTCTTGTTCTTGAAATGTTGAAAGATTCAGGGATTCCTGTAGTTTATAGTTGTATAGCTTCTGACGATACTAAGACTCAGAAGTTCCAGAACATGTTCGGACTGGAGAAATTCCTAGAGAACGAAGAAGCTGTTCTGTACAAATTGGAGATTAAGTAATGGGAATAGAAACTGACGCATTAGCTTTTGGCGTTGTTGGTGGAAGCATCTTCGCCTCCAGTAAAGCCAGAAAAGAACGGAGAGCTGCTGCAAGAGCACAAGCTAGGATTGCCTCAAGACAGAGGGCAAGAGAGCGCCAACAAGTTCTAAGAGAGTCACAGAGAGCTTCTGCTCAGATAACTGCTGGTGCTGCTGGAACAGGCACTCTAGGAGCCTCTGCATTTCAGGGTGGAGTAGCAAGTGTGCAAACACAAGCTTTCAATAACGCTAGTTTCATCACTCAGATAGATACTGCCCAGAAAGAGATTCAGAAAAGACTAGAAAGGGCCTCTCAGTTTGAATTCACTGCCCAAACTCTAGGCCAAATAGCTTCAACAGTGACTGGCTTTGCTGCTCCCACTGGTCCTGCTACTAGGCCAGCAAGTGCCCCTACTCCCGGTACAGGTGGCTAAGAATGGCATTTAATGAAGAATTCACAAACGCTTTTGACCCCCAGCCAGAGTTCACCACAGGGCTTGAGCTTAACAGCAGCCAGAGTTTCGTAAACGATAGTACAAGTAAAGAGTCAGCCACTATTAAAGCCTTAGGGGAGACTGGGTTCTCTCCAGAGTTATCTGCCAGAATTCAGACTATAGATCTAGAACAGCAGACCTCAGGCAGTATTAACGTTGACCAGATCACTCAGAAGAACATAGACGGAAGTAAAGCTACTTTCGGAGCTATGGATCTTTCAGCGGAACAAGCGCTTACAGGAATCCAAGAGGATATCGAGACAGAGAAACAGAAGCCTCAGCTTTTGACTCTGTACGAAGACCTAGCTGATGAATTACAGGCTCAGGGTGTATCTGAAAAAGCTCTCCCTTTTATGACAGTTGCTCAAGGTATTTACAAAAGAAGACATCTGCACGATGTGCTAAAAGCTACAGAGGTAGCTATCTTTGAGGGAGAGGGTGCCTTTGAACTTGTTGGAGACTTCACTGAGACGTTCTTTGATTTCTTCGGAGCTAATGAGAGGTTCACACGTAGGACAATTATAGATGAGACAGCAGGTACAGGTTTCGAGGTACAGGATTATAACTTTTTAAGAAGCTCCGATATTAAGGACTTATTAGAAGGCTTCGATTCTATGCCATTCGAGCAACAGCTTGAGCTTGTTAACAAGGCAGCTAAAGCCTCTCAAGAGGTGGATTCACTAACAGGAAATTTTAATGCGTTCTATAATTCTGAGTTTTTATCAGAACTGGCTTCTGCTACAGATCACGATTACGGTTCTAATGACTGGATCTCATGGCTAGAAGCTGCTGGCTTAGCTGGACTAATCCGAACTCCTAAGATCCTCAGAGATTTCTTCAAGGCAAGTACTCATAAATTATTACGAGTTCAGGATTCAGCTAAGGGAGTGGATGTAAGTAAGGACCTCAGGGGACTAGAGGATGCTGTTGACGAGTACCTCAGTAACTTCGATCCCAGTGCTCCTGAGCGTACAGCCCTTGAAGTTCTTAAGGTCAGTCCGAGTACTGAAGGTTATAGTGCAATCCGAGCTGCTGATTCAAGAGCCTTGAATGTAGCTAATAACCTATCCCCTACAACCCTGAAGAACATAATGCAGGGTGCTAAAGGGTCAGATAATGTCGAAGGGGCTTTGAAGTCCTTAGGTGTTGATGGAGACGCTGGAGTAATTCTCAGTGCTCCTAAGATGGCTGATGAAGCATCAGAAGGGATTAACTCCAGAACTATTATTCAAGAGGATGCTATCCCCAGTAATACAGAAATGACGAACAGAACATCCGCTGTTCAGTTATTTCAAGAAAGACCCCTTGGTCTGACTCTGACTGAGAACGAGATCCAGTCAGCAGCTCAGAGAAGATTCTCTAGAGTTGAACTACTAGCTGGTGATACCATCAGTATGCATACTAACAAAATAGATGTTCTGACTGATCCGGGAAGCACTACATTCATTGGAAGATTCGGAAAGAACGACGAGTTCGGTTTCGATTCTTACGAAGATGCCGTCACAGCCGCTCAGAACCTCGTAGGTGAGACTTTTGAAGTACAGATACGTAGACCTAATGAAGATACTTTCGTAACGGTACAGAGCAATACAGACATCCCTACGGAGTACTTCGTGAGTGTCCCGGTAAGGAGAGAGTTCACTCCTGCTGATGGGCATGAGTTCTTGGACGGCAGTACTTGGTACAACCCTTCGTACTTAAATAAGTTCTTTTTAACTAATACAGATCGTATCGGTAAGAACATCGTAGCTGATTTCTCGTTCCTGAAGGATTTCAATCTAGCAGTAAGTAACAGATTACAGAAATCATTGAAGCCGTACACAGGACTCTCTAAAGGCAACAGGGACGCTGTTAATAACTTACTGGAGGTAGGGGACAGGAGACAGGTAGAGTTCACTCCTGTGAGCGCTGGAGAAGCTCTAGGAAGGACTGTAACCCCTGACAGTAAGGTATGGAAAGCTTATACCTCAGTTCGGGATTATTACGATGAGATAGCTGATATTAATGATATCCGAGTCAGGGCAGATATGGACACAAGAGGGTTCAAGAGTACAGGAGTGCTTGATGAGTTCGGTAATCCTGTGTACGGGAAACCTTTAACTTTAGGAGAACTTCGAGGTTCAGGTGCTAAGACTATCTTTGATACAAGGTCTCAGAGAGCTGTGTCTGTTCAGGATATCGAGAACTTGGACGATGCTGTTGCAGTTCAATTAAACAGAACAGTGAGTTTCGAAGGAAACGAGTACAGTACAGTTATCAGATCTTTGGAGGATATCCAGCCATTACCTGATAGAGTAGTTCCTAGACGTACTGGTTATGTGAACTTAGCGTACAACGATGTGGGAGCTTTAATCAAACTAAGTTACCCAAGAATTGTGAATGGAGTTAGTCGTGTTGATGGCGGTCAAGAGATCCTAAGATTCGCTAAGACTGTCAAAGAAGCAGAGGAATTCCTTAGCACTAAACCTAAAGGTAGTGCATTAACTAATAGGGAACTCTTACTTAAAGATGCTCCAGAGGGTGCTGAACTGATTACCTCTGAGTCCAGAGAATCTTTGTTCGAAATGAGTTCAGTTGAAGTCCGTCCTGATGGTATTACTCTTCCTTATAATTTAAGAGGGAGGAAGGACAATCCTATCGAGAACGTACGAGGGAGTGTAGAGATTCTGGAGATGGAGGAGAGGATTAGTAAGTCCTTGAATAGTATGGAGAGGACTCTGAACAGGGACGGTATTGATATAATGAAGAAACGCTTCATGACTCAGTACGCTCCGTATCTCAGAGATCCTAAGAAGTTCCCAGATGGAAAAGACTTAGCCGCTGAGTTCAGAGTGACTCAAGCGGGGATTGTTGCTGATGAGCAAACTCGTAAGAACATGGCTAACATTCATAATTACATCTTAGATACCGAGAGAACTCTAGGATTCAGATCGGATTCTTTGTTTCAGAAAGGTGTGGACGAGGCTCTGGAATCAATCACCAGAGGCAGGGTAGGGAAGGTCGATATGATCAAGAACACTAAATCCTTAGCTAGCTTTATTGCTATCTGGGGTAGACCTGCTTTCCAAGCTCTAGCTAATGTGTCACAAGCTATGCACCTTGTTCAGAGGGACCCTATCAGGGGTTCAGCAAGTATCGTTGAGACTGCTCTAGCCGCTCCTATGATTGCTCTGAGGAAGCAAGGGAAGAACGTTAACTGGGACGCGTATGCTAAGCTCTCAGGGTTTGAATCAGGGGAAGCTCTGACTAAGTGGATTGACAGTATAGAGACATCTGGAGTGTTCAGTGCTGCTAAGGTTGATAACTTATTAAGTAACTTCGACCAATCCAGAAAGATCTCCAGTAGGGGAAAAGTAGGGAGAGCGCTAGCCTTTACTCCTAAGAGTGCTAAAGTAGCCCAAGCGCTTGGTACTGACTTATCTAATTTAGCATCGTACAGACACGCTGTAAAGGTCGTACAGGAGAAATTTCCTAGACTGGACCCGTACAGTGCCGAAGGTATTAAAGCTACTCAGGAGGTCTTCAGGGACCTTACACTGCGTATGGATAAGTCAGATGTTCTTGTAACTGAAACAGAGCCGTTGAGTTCTCTGATGTTTTTGTGGACCCAACATGTGTACAAAGGCTTTAAGGACACTATTGTCCAGCCAACAATTAAAACTTTTACCGGAAAGGATATCAGTAAGAACCCTTCTCTTTGGGCTGATTCTTGGCAGCAAGCTTTTACAAGTACTGCAATGAATCTAAGTCTGTTCGGAGCTGCGGGTATGATTGGAACGGATCTTACTCTTGAGATAGACGAGTTAGCCCGTGAGAACGGAATCCTTGAGAAAGGAGAGACATTCAACCAGTTCTTTTACGAGGGAATGGTTGATATGATGTTCAAGAACACTATAGGTGTAGATGTGAACACAGCCGAGCGTATAAGTTTCGGGGATGCTATAAGCATGATGTTCAGCCTTTCTGGATTAGCGGAAGGGAATTTGAATGTGATAGGTGGTGCTGAAGTGGCAAGTACTCGGATAGGTAAACTGTTCGATACGTTCAGAGTCATTAATAACACACCTATCGCCACTGAAGAAGATGCTCTGGATTTAATTAAGTTCGCTGGAAACGAGGCATTGTCTGTGTTTTCAGGCTGGACGGATTACCAGAAATCTGAAATGGTTAAGAACTTAGGTACGTATTTCTCGAACTCAGGACAAGCCCTGTACAGTGTAGACCCGAGTGCAGAGATGGCCACTCTGTTCTCCTTCAGACCTGATGATGCTGTTCTTCGAGAGCGTATCCTGTTCGATGGGAAAGGTTCTAATAAAGAGCAGAACTTCTACACGGATGTTATTCCTAAGACTTTCGCTAGGTGGTACTGGCAGGAGATCAGTGAACTCGCTGAGAAAGACCAACTAACCTTTGATACTTACAACGAACAGTTACAGAGATTCTACAGGCTGGTGGATGCAGTAGCAGGTAACACAGGAGCTAAGAACCTAGCTTATGATGCCAAGAGAGCTTTTAACAGGTTAGCTATAGACCCGAGAGGAGTGTTCAAAGAAGCTGCTCTGAACTCCAAGAACAAAGCTCTTATGGAGAAGATCGTGGATAATTACAGTTTCTCGGAAGCTCAGGCTAAGCTCGAACAGATAATAAGCATAGCTGATGACCCTAATCTTAAGGAGACAGCAGAGGTTATGCTACAATCCCTTGAATTACAACGACAGATACTAGAGGGCAACAATGGTTGATTTCGTAAGAACACTAGGAACCCCTAGTACTAACGTACAGGCTCCTACTCTACAAACTAACACAGGGTCCTTAGGGACAGATATCCTTGCAGGTGCTCAGTTCTTACTGGGAGTAGCTCAGACCAGATCCAAACAAGAGGCTCTGGCGGCTCAGAGTGCAGAGATACAGGCTGGGAGTAAGCTAGCTCAGAAACATTTAGGAACCCTGAACCAGTTAACAGGAGCTAAGCAGAGTCTTAAAGCTCGGAGTCTCCAACAGCAAGCTATCTCTGAACTGTCACCAGCAGCTTTCGCCTCGTACGCAGAAGCTCTGAAGTCCACTGGGTTCAAGTTCCAAGTGGCAGAGGAACAGGAGGCTGCACTAGATCTCCAAGCTCAGGAGCAGAAGCTTCAGTCGGATCTTATCCAAGAGGGACAAGAGATTGTTCTAGCGAGTGCCACCGATGCGTCCCCAGAGATGCAGGAACTGTACAAGAAATACGGAGTGGATGGGTGGACAGCAGAAGAGTACACTGAACTGGCTATGATCCAAAGAGGTAAGGGTGCAATAGCTCAGAGGAACGCTCAAGAACTGGCTAACCAAAGAGCTGCTATAGGTATTGAGCAAACCACTACAGCCACTGAGACGCAAACTCTGATTAATGAAAAACTGTTCGATATCAGGAACAGTATTCAAATTCCTATGGCCTTAACGGATAAGACTGTAGCAAGTAGGGATGCTTCTGAGGTGGCTCTAGCTGTGGATGAAGTTAAGAGACAAGTGATTCGTAAGAACTCAGAATTCAATAAGTTCTTAACTAATCTTACTCCTGCTCAGAGGGCTAGTGTAGATATTAATCAGGTGACTTCACAATTCAATGCTATAACTCAGCAAGTTACAGGACTTATGGACAGCATCGACCCAGTGAAAACTAATGAGAAAATGTTAAAGCTCACAACTCAGAACGTCCTCTCTGGATTACTCACTACAGGACGTATGGAAGATCAGGTGACAGCCTTGAGTATTGTCTTGGGGGTCCCTGTAGATCCTGCAATAGCAGGACAGGCAGTTAAAGGATTACAAGCTGATATCTCTGGGAACAATCCTCCTAGTCTTCAGATACTTAATAATGTAGTAGGTGTTCAACAGGGTACAATAAATCCTGAGGACTCCGCAACCCCGGCCCTTATCAACAAATCGAATTCTAAGAACGTAACAGACAAATCTCAGAGTGCTGCACAGTACACCATCTCAGGGACCACACAAGCCCTTCACAACCCAGAGATCTTTAATAATGTACTAGGTATCCAAGAGCAAGTTTCAGCGTCTCCTGAAGCTGTTGAGTTCTTCAGACAAGAACTTCAGAACCAAGGTTTGGATGTACGAGACACTTTATTAAAGCAGCACGGGAATTACATGGAGTTCACTCTATGGCCTAGCTTAGTCCAATCGGGTGTACGTGAGGGGCTGGTAGATATTGAAGTAACAGGTTCAGGAATTAAGGGTGCTGTTCAAATGGGGGAGATTACCCAACAGAACTTAGAGGTAGGCTCGTTAGCTGCTTCTGCTACTCAGAGAACTAACCAAAGAGCTATTACCCAAGCTATGGGTATCGTTAACAGAATGGCTAAAACAAGTGCTGCATTGATTGGCGTACCGGAATCGGATATGTACGAAGCGTACGCAGCAAGTATAAGATTACTAGCAGGTATAGAATTACCTCAAGAACAAGAGGAAGAGACTGATGTCAGGTGATGGTAAAAAGAAAGCTAACGCTAAGGAAAGCTCCAAGAGGCAACGTAAGTACAACTCCAAGCCAGCTCAGAAGAAGCGTAGAGCACAGCGTAATGCTGCCAGAAGAAAGGCTATAAAAGAGGGAAGAGTGAAGAAAGGGGACGGTAAGGATATCGATCATAAGAACAAAGGGAAAGCCAACGGCAATCTCGATAACAGTAAATCCAATACCCGTGTCCGCTCTAAGTCAGCTAATCGTGCTGATAATCGAGGGAGAGGCGGTAGAAAACGTAAGAGGAAAACTAAATGAGTTTAGACGACCTGAGAAGGGAGTTCTATTTAAAAGAGTTAGGGCTTGATGAAAGCCCTCTGAGTACAAATGATCTTAAAAGGCTGTTTTTATTAACTAAGTTGGGGATGGTGTAATGGCGAGCTTAAATGATCTAGAGTATGAATTCTTAGAGAAGTCCATAGCAGGGACTTTACCCGGAGGTGGAGGGGAGACGGCTGATAACGTTGTAGTTATTAATGAGGAAGCGGATTTCCCGGTTCAGGATGCAACAACAATTACCATTGAAGATAATACCGCTTATCAAATTGGTTCGTCGTTCAACACAGCCAAGACTTTTGTTATGCAGGGAGGTGAAATCTATAGCGAGGTAGCCAGCCTTATATCTCCTAGTATAACTTACACTGGGACAGGGACTCTGTTTTCTTGTAACCTGAATAGGGGAACTTTGAGAAATCTCAGTGTGGATTGTACTAACGGTACAGTGTTTGAAGTTATAGGTGACGGCACAGCCAACCCTAATTACAGAATTAACATAGACTTACTTCTTGTAACTGATTGTGTTAATCTAGGCGATATGACAAATGCGGGAGCTATCGTAGCGAGTACCCTTCAAGTAGTTAATTTCTCAGGAACGTACGCGCTACAGTTCTCTGGAACTGGTGGAGTGATTTACTCGTTAATAAGATGCGGTATTTTTGGAGCACCAGCAGGAAGTACAGTAATTGACTTCGGTAATAGTACTTGTAACGAGATAGAAATTGAGAACGGGTTCTTCCAAGGAGATGCATCTGCTACAGCTATTTCAGGATTAATAGATAGCGGAAATGTTACCTCGGGTAATCTTGCATCAATAACTGGAACAAACGTTACTTCATTCACAACCCCACTCAATAATATCAGTACTGAGGATTTCAGGTGGATATTCAGAGATAACGCTGGTATTATCGATGGGATTACTGACGCATTACTTAGTTTGCAATCCTCTTCGACAACTACTATCTCAGCAGTAAATACTCCAGTTAAATTGGACGCTACTTGGACAGTAGAGCAAGAGTCTCAAATGGATGCAGACACTACAGGAAGAGCAACTTGTTTGAGAGAATCTGGTGTAAACTTACCAGTAACTGCTCTCGTGAATCTTGAACCCATCTCTGGATCGGATGTTCCGTTAAGTATTTACATAGCTAAGAACGGTACTGAAATAACTAACTCTCGTCAACAGACTTCCGCTACAAATACGAAACCTCAACAAGTAACTGCTATCTGGCAGGATACTTTAGAGAATGGGGATTACTACGAGATATTCGTAGAGAACAATGATAACGACGATAACATAATTGTTAATACTGCAATACTAAGGGTGAACTGATGTCTGATACAAATAAGGTTATGAAGGGAAGTGAAACTAGGAGTCTTATGCCTAAGGGTGTAGGATACGGTGGAAAGAAGAAAAGGAAAAGCCCCTCGGCTAAGCGTAAGCCTGCCAAGGGGAGAAGGTCTAAGAAGATGTAGATTCAGAGGCCCGCTTTTTAGCGGGCTTTTTATTCTCCTCTTGGATGGGTTCTGCTGTTTGGATAGCATTAATTAATTGTGAGACCTCGTGATAAGGCTTCAGACTTAGGTACTTAAGTACTCCGTTCAACACGTTCTCACTAATTCTGTAATCGCTCATTGGTTCTCCTGTCTGATTTCTTCTATAAGGTTTTGTAGCTCTCTGGAAAGTTTAAGAGCTTTCTCAATTTTAACTTGGACTGATTTCGATTTCCTGTTCTTCTGTTCTAGTTTCCGTGTTGCGTATTCTTTCTGTCGTTCAGCATCGTAATGCATTACACATCCTCACCTTGTACAAGGTCTATATAAGCGTTGTAATAATCTTCCACCTCAGCAGCTCCCTCCTCGGTATTCCAGTACTTCTTAGCGTACTCGGCTAAAGCCATTAAGTACGCAGGTTCTACGTACTCACCTTGTACCACGTACTCCACCTTCGAAGGGAGTGCCTCCTTGAAGCGGTACAGTTGTGCCCTAGCTGTAGCTGTAGCGTACCATAAATTACCTATTAGGTCTTGGCCTGAATCTTGAATCATGTCTGAGTGTACGTGATACCTAACAACTTTTTTCGCTATGTCGTTCTTGTATCTTAAATAATTATCCCAGCAATCCTCTAGAGTCTTAGGTTCCATTTGATAAGGCCCTAGGGCTGGACCCTGTACCTGCTTGACGTACTCTCCCAGATGTGACTCGTGGGCAGCAATCATCATTAAAAGATCTTCTGCCTCTCTGGAGTACGGTATTTCAGGATTCAGGTGCTCAAGTACTGGCCTAATTATTAGTTCTCTGAGTTGTTTAGCGTTCATTGATGTGCCCATCCGCAGTAGCATTTAGCCATTTTTCGATCTTCATACTGATTTTGGTTCCGAACAAAGATCCTATGACCGTTCCAATAACATAAAACGGAATAGCTTCCAAAACCATATCGGAAAGGACCAGTTCTCTCATGGTCAAGAACCAAAGTGTATTGCTAAATAAAGAACATATTATATGGTATCTGATATTATCTCTGTTTCGAGATCTACTAACCATACTAAATGATACATTTTGAGCAATAGCTAATAAAAATATAATTGAATAACTCACCCTTTACGGACTCCTAACCCCCAGTCTTCTTCTAGTCTAGCTAACTCCCGTTCTAAGTACCACTTAGCTTTCTGAAGATCTTGGATTTTGTCATCCTTGAGTCCAGCCCTCCAGAGGTACTTCACACAGTTCCCTAGATTGAAGTTCATGTGCTCTGTGATTTGAATGCACTCAATACCGCTAGGGTGCCCTGTGTAATGCGATGGGTGACTTACTACATCCGCTAGTGGACGCCTCTCTATACTCTGTGTCATCAGTACTCCTTAGTACTCCTTAGTACCTCTTCAAAAGATAATCCATGTTAATGATACAAGGGGAACAATCCCCGCCCTTGACGTTATGGAGCATCAGGATACCGTTCCAGTGACCGTTACCTTGATACCCTTTGTACTCCTCCTCGTGCATATAAAAGCTACCAGCAACAATCCCCCAGATCTTAGTTCCTGCGTTCGTGGTCTCTGTTCCTATCTCTAACCCTTGGCAGTGACCCTGAACGAAGCTCGTCTTGATCTTATTGATCTTGTTCTGGATTTGACCACCGTACGGGCGACCTGAGTTCGGGTTATAGAAATAATGCGCAAACGTGAATCCTTGTATTGTTACCGGTTCAAGGAAGTCATAAACCTCCCACCCCATATCGTTAAGTTTAAGATCTTTGTATCCTAAGAAACCATCAAGCTGGGCGTTCGAATTAACGTGACGCATGATTCGTTCTTCGTGGTTCCCGATACAGAAAATCATTCTAGGAGTGTACACCCTTTTCTTATTTGCCCTCTGACGGCTCTGTAAAGCACACAGAGGAGCTAAAAGGACTTCCATACCCTGTAGCCCTGCCTCGATGTCTTCTTGGACTCTACGGCCTTCTGAGCGCTTTGTACCTTTATCGTAAGAACTCAGGGATGGCATGTCCCAGTGATCACCGAGATGAACAATAACATCAGGACGTTTATCCACGATGTAATTCCCACAAGCTTGGAGATGGTCCAAGGGGACACCTGTCTTACATTGGGTATCAGGGATTACTAATATCTTCACAGGACCTCCGATAGCTCTTTCCAAACCTCTTTAGATATATTTTGATTACAGACTCCTCCGTAAAAATATCCACCACTGGGCCATACAAGATCTCCTCCGTAATAACCGTTAGATTCATTTCTAAAATCTATTGTAATTGCCCCCTTATCAGTAACAATCTCTATACCGTAAAGAGTAACAACATCCCCATCTTCGCTTTCAATATCATCTCCCATTTCCAAGTCCCTAACGGATTGGACTGTTGCTGGAAAGCCCAGAGCAGGAGTATCTATATTTTCAATCCAAGTATAAGAGCAACAGTCAGCATCTGCGAGTGCCTTTACATCTCCATCACTGCATTTAAACAAGATTGCCTGTTTATCCTCTGCAATAAGTATTTTATTTATAGTTTTTCCTTCAAGATCATGAGCCATTCTGTAGCTCCTTTATTAACTGTTTGTATTTTTGTTTAGTGGACTCACGCTTGCTAGTTCTGAGCTTCTTTCGTAATCTCTTGAGTTCTTGCTCTTTCTCTGTAAGGTGCGTACAATGTAATTTGTTTCTGGAGTAATCCTCTGACCAGTACACCAGTATCCGTTCTAGGAATTCTTTAGGAGTTATACCCTTCCCTGATCGTTTTAACCAATTCAGTACACGACCTTCTATTGAGTTACATTGCCTGTGGAGTACTTTACGTACGTGGCCTGTTTCGTGATCATGATCTAGGACTGCTTGGTCCGGTGATATATGGTGCCCGCATAAGGGGCACAGGTTGTTTTGTTTTCGGAGTTGTTGTAACCTGTACCCCTGAACGTCTTTCTGCTGAAGTTTACTCTTCATCTTGCTCTAGGATTAAGTGTCGAGCTTCTGCATCTTCAAAGATGATGCTTCCTAAGTAATTATTGTTAGCATCAACGTAATTGAAACAGGTCTGGCCCTCGTCCAGAGCATCATCGATGGCTTGCATCTCAGCAATGTAGGTATCTGATGTGTTTATTCTGCTCTTGAACTCCTCAGAGGAAACCTCGATAAGTTCGTTGTAATTTACTTCGTGATTGAGTTCACTCATTTAGTTATTATCTCCAAGTCTTTAACCCAAGCTAGCGCACCGTCTTCAAGGATTACTATAATTTCTCCGTGAGAATCCTCTAAGTACTCTCGGACTGTCCCTGTCCAACCTTGAGTCATTGTTCCACAGCAGTTATCCGTCTTCCCTTTGATACGAACTTTACTGCCTACCTGTAAAGTATGACAATACGTACTCATAAAAGTTCACTCCTTGTGTTAATTTCATCTAAGGAAATTGGGGAGTAATCCGTGTTTTCTGCGCTCACATTTATGTATCTCCTATCGTCTAGAGTGTTCTCGTGAACGTGTCCATGAATGTTTAAGCTCCCTCGAAGCTCTGAAGGGTGGATGGGGGGCATGAGATAACCAGTACCCTTTGTACTTCGTGAGGCCCACGATCTTATTAAAGTACGGAGCTAGAATACCGGCATTCAAATCGTGATTACCGTGGACTAACGACTTCTGTCCTCTGAGTCTCTTCAAATCAGGAAGAACCCTTTGGTTGAAAGCTACATCCCCGAGAATCCAGACTACATCACGTTTTCCTACCTTAGAGTTCCACATCTGTATTAGAAACTCTCTGTGCTCCTCTTCTGAGGAGAGTCCTAATTTATTTCTGAATTTCCAGATGTTGTTATGTCCGAAATGTAAATCCCCGATAAAGAATACATTGTTCATGAATTACTCCTGTTGTACTTCTTTTATAGCATCAAGTACCCTTCCTACGTACCAAGGCCACGCTATAGTTATCTGGAATCTGTCAAACGCGTTACCTTTGCCATCTGAGTCGTACGCAGCTATAAAGTTCCCAAACATCCATGCAGCACCTATGTACATCCCCAGTACACATCCTGAGATATAAATTATTTCGTTCATGCAGAGTCCTCCTCTGGTTTGTAGTATTCTGCATCTGCACTAGTTCTGGTTTCCCAAGATACAGAAAGGACTAAATAATGTCTACTTACATAATCGCAAGCCTCTTCGTACGTAAAACCGCATTCACACTCAGGAAACCTACAAGCGATGGAGTCGCAGTAATTCAACGGTTCAATAGTACAGACATCATTAGGTTTATGGACTACCGAGAAATTTGTATTCATACACAATCCTCGATTAAGTTAGGTGGGTTCCACATCACAGGAAGCCCCTTGGAGTCGAATTCTCTGACCATCCAGAGTAATCTTCCCATCTCAAGGAGTCTCTCCTGAGCTGTCTCTTCCCCACAACGTTCGACATAAAGGTGACGTACTGCTTTGTACATCTCGATCTCAGTCTCCAAGTCTTTAAGGGTATTGTACGCAAGGATATCTCCTCCTTTTGGTAATCCGGGGATGTTATCAGTACGGTCCCCTATAATCATCTGAGCGTAGAACCACTTCAGCCCTCCACCTGAGCATTTCTTTTTAGCGTTCTGCTTCAGGTATCCGAGTTCTGTAATGTATTCAAGAGGCTTCTCAGGTTGGTTGCTGACAGCGTAGCTATAATGCCAACAGGGCACCATGCGTAAGTCCTTATCTCTGGAAACAATGCAAGCATCACTGCCAAGATTATTAGCGCGTACTGCCAGAATATCGTCAGCTTCAATCCCGTCAACAACTTGTGCGTTGTACTTAAATTTAAGGTAATTCCTGATGTTTTCATAATGCCACGGCTTGGGTTGTTTTCTGTTCCCTTTGTACGGTAAAGTTTCAGCTATCTCGTTTCGGAAGTTACCAGCACCAGTAAGGTATCCTTCGTAATCAGTGCATCCGATCTTGTTCATGATCTCCTCCATACGGAGGTCCACGAAGTCTCGGCAGTAATCGAAGCTTTTACTGGGGGCATCTTTCTGAGTCTGAGCAGCGAAAGCGATATCGTACGTCCATGTATCGAAGTCAAACAAGGCGACACTAGGCCGCCCTATCTTAGAACTCATGCGAATGGGTCTTCTTCAACAGGTGTCTCGGCTTCCTGAGCGGCCTCAGGAGAGACGGAATCAGGAGCTACGTCCGATGGGTGGTCTCCCGGTGCTCGTGCTGTGTACGGGACTCCTGTGCCCTCTAAGAGCCTCTGAAGTTTACTACCTGTGAATTCCAGATTGCTCTTAATCCTTTCCTGCATGAACTCAGGGAACGTCTTAAATAGTTCAATATCGGGAGAGCTTAAGTCGAAGGATACTGCATCGTTCTCTAGAGGTGGCACTTCAAGACCTTCCATTAACGGAGTAATGTCTCCTATGTTAGCGAATGTCTTCCCTTCGTGCTTACCCCTACCCTCGTTATGTACAATCAGAACTTGAACAGGTGTATCTAAGCACTTACTTAAGTCGCCTCTGTGTTTGTTCTCTGGGTCCAGTACACTGTACCACTTAACACAGGTACTTTTCTCATGGGAACTCGCTGTGATTGTCTTACTCTCCCACATGGGTCTCGACTCCCCATCCACATCAATTCTGTGTTTAGGGAACTCGAAAGTAAGATCAATCTTGTAAGCGGGCTTCTTGACCTGACCTTGGTACGGCGGCTGTTCCTGTAATCCGTAATCAACGACACGAACTAATCGTCCCATCTGAGGACCAGCAGGGATTAGCTTCCTGTCTTTACCGTTCACTGAGTTTGTTTTGTTAGCGTTAATATTTAATGTCATAGTTTCTCTCTTAGTGAGTTTGTGACCAATCTAGTCCTATGTCGGACTCTCCTATATGTTGACACTGGATTCCTAGAAAAGTTCCAGCATGGGATATACTTTTATTTGCTAACGGTACATAAATATCTTTAACCTCTTCTCTAACACAAGCTTGGTACTCATCGTGGACATTGGCACAGAACCAATAATCCTTATCGTACACAAGACCTCGTTTGTTTAACCACATGTACAAGAAACACAGAGCTGTCTGCATCATTATAGCTTCATCTGACTGGAGGGCGTACACCAGAACATCTTTCTGTTTAAGGATTCGGACAGGTCTACCGTCCAGTCCTCTGATTACGCCGTTCTTGAAGTCTGGTCTGCCCCAGTTATTCAGATACGGGTGAGCTGTTTTCTTCCACTGTTGTACTAAATGATCTTGTACACCAACCTGAGCTGTGAAGATATCATCCAGTGCTTTACGGATATCTGCACCTAAAGGGTTCCACATCTTCTGGTTAGTGACTGCCATGCTTCCTAGCTTCTTGTCTTGGGCATTGAACTTGTACGCGTAATTAAAATTCTTCGCTGAGGATCTAGTGATCTCTGGGAGTTTCCATCCTCGCAGAACTTCATTAATAGCGTTCTTAGCTCGGGTGTGAGAATCCGTTCCTAGTTTCTTGTTTCCGTTCAGGAGCATGTCTTCGAACACTGGATCGTTCACACCATAAGCTGTAGCTCTTCCTAGTAACATCCTGTCCTGACAGGAAGCTGAATCCGTCCCTACTAAAACGTAACCTTTGGGGGCAGTAAAGCACGAACGCATTCTTTTTCCGAAGAAGGCTTCGTTCCCCGGCACGTTAACGATACCTGAGTGAGTAAGTCTTCCTGTGGCTGCAATCCCAGTAATCCTTTGGGATATTCGTCCATCGGGACGTACAGAACGCAACCATCCTTCGAGGTTTGACTTCCTGTGTCTTGCTTGGATTCGCTTTGCTGCAAGTACACCGATGCCAGAATCCAGCCCAATGAAAGGGTCATCGCCGTGTAACTTAGGACTAGTCCTAATAAAATTACCTTTGCTATCCTTTTCCGGTTTTCCGCTCTTGTCCTTTTTGATGTTCCATTCTTCGGGTTGCCACCCTTCATCTAATAAAAACTCCTTAAGTTCTTGAGGAGAATTCAAATTCACTTGTCGGAATAGAACTCTCGTGAATGGCCCAGATACTGAGACCTGATCTTGTTCCTCAGGGAACCACTTACAAGCGATTGAACTCAGGGTTCTGTCCTGTTTAAAAGGCTTCTTAACATAAGTGTCTTTGTACGGGAGGTCGAGTACATACGGAAGCTGAGGTTCTAGAGTGCTGTCTATCCTTCTTATGTACCTCTCAAGAACGTTAATACCTTTCTGTATCCTTGGGATTGATACAGTCCATCCTGAACGTTCCTGTTTACCCATAATATCGAAGAACTTATGACTCATATCGAAGGCTTGCTTGGGCCATTTCTGAGCCTTGGCTTTCTCCATGCATCTGTAGTACAACTCTAGCTGTATATGAGTATCTTCAGAACACCTATGGAGCATGTGTTCAGTGAACTTGGACCAATCCTCGTTCTCTGGTTTGGGCCTGCCGAAAGTAGCTCCCCACGACTCTACTGAGTGCGGACCTGCTCGAATTCCCTTTGGAGAGACTCTGTCAGGGAACAGTAATCTACTTAGTACTAACGTATCAAGTTTCTTGCCTTTGTACTTCCAACCGTGTACTTTCTCAAGAGCCGGGAAGTCGTACCCGTACCCGTTATGGAAACACAAATGGGAGCAAGTATCCATGAACTTCAACATTTCTGGAATCTCATGAGGTCTGAATTCAAAGACCTCTTTAGTCTGAATATCGATGAACACACCGCACCAGATACGTGTTACGTCCTCGTACAAGCCATCCCCTTCTAGGTCAGCTACGCACCTTCTCATCTAAATTTCCCCACGCTGTTAATGTAAAACGTGATTGTGTTCCTCTGAAGACAGTGTGATAAGTTCCTTCGGGGATAATAATAATTTCCCCAGTAGCTGCCTGAACTAAGTAATCATCGACGAGAAGCCTGTGTTCCCCGAAATGGTCCAGTTTAATAACTACAGTATCCATTCCTTCGTATCCAGTATCTGTATGTCGCCTAGCTAAATCCTCTGGTTTGAACTTATGCAGACGGATTACTTTAGCGTCAAAATCCACGTTCTTCTTTAACTGGTACTGGATCGCATCGAACAGGGCATCCTGTTCAGATATTTCGTAGTACTCGAATTGTGTTCCTCCTCGTTCATCGGTAGCCTCCTTTGTAAGAGTCGTGAACTCAACCTCTTTTAGTTTGTTAATTACTGAAATGTATAACTCTTTCGATAGCCAGAAATCTGTACCTGACTCGTTCTCAGTCTCCATCTTGACTTAACTCCTCTCTTTGGGTGGCACTGGCTTCTAAGAGTCTACCAGTGTTAACGTTATAGAACAGGGGTATCTTAGCAGCTTCTCCGAAGTTCCTGTCTTCGAGAACAGCAAGATGCCTGAAGTTCTTAAGGTTAGGCTCATTAGGATCTTTGTTACCCTCTAAACCGATCATGTAATGAGCGAACCGCATCATTGCCCTTGACCCAGCGAACTGGACACTAAGCACATCTCCTCCTCTCTCATGAGGTTTCCCTGACTGAGGAGCGTTTAAGTGACAGAACACGTAATACGTGAACTGAAGCTCTAAGCTCATACTAGCAAGTTCTGATGCTATCTCAATCAGCCTCTCGTTAGCTTCTCCTGAACCAAGACCCACCGTGAGACAGGTTATAGGGTCAATGATTACATCCTTACACCCTTCAGCTACTACAGCGTACCTGATCTCCTGCTTTATATCGTCCCATTCAACCTTCCCGTACTCACCGTACATAATAGCTTTATCGTGAATGAGGCGTTTACCTCTTTCGAAAGCTTCAGAGTTGAACTCTATACGGGGGTCGTGGAAGATTGTATCCGTGGCTACACCAGCAAGTTTCTGAGCGGTTATGTGGTTCTCTTCCTCAGGTTTACACATAAACACGGGCATGTTATGCTCCGTTATGATGTGGGCTGCTATTTCATTAACTACACAGGACTTCCCCATTTTTACACCTGCACCGAAGTAATACCCCTCACCTCTCCTGATACCCCTAGTCAAAGAGGTAAGTTCAGGCCAAGGCCATGAAAGGCCCTGCTCAGGACGTACAGAAGCTTTATCCCAAAGATCAGAACTACGAACAAGTTTATCGCTGAGTTTTCTCTTGGCATTAAACATACAAGCTGCGAACAGCTCTTTCTCTCGTCCCTCCATTAGCATATCGTGGGAGTCCTTCAGGGGTAATTTAGCCACTTTAGCTTCAGGGTACAGTTTACAGAAGTGGTCAACAGCAGCCTGTCCGGGCTTGTCCATGTCAAAAACCAGTACAACCTCTTTCCAGTTCGAGATGTCTTTTATGTACTGGGACATCTTTTGTACGGACTTAGTTCCATTAGGAAGGGAAATAACAGCAGGAGTGTATCCTTGATTGCTCTGCTCTTGAAGTACTTGGAACAGAGCCATGCAGTCCTTCTGTCCTTCTGTAATAAATATTTTCCTTCCACCAGCTTTCAGGGCTTGCCTCCATCCGAACGGTTCACAGGAGTCGAAATCCCCTATGGTGAAGAATCTCTTGTTCTCAACGATTCGGACTTGATAACTGAGGGTCTCCCCTCTTCGTTCATATGGGTAATAATGAGCATAGACTTTCTCTCCTCGCTCCCGATCGTGACTGGGAAAC